GCTCTGTTTGGATCAACATAAATAGTTACCCCAGCGATCGCACCGATTGGATATAAAGATCCACCAGCTTGATTAACTGTATTTGATAACGGATATGCAACGAATCCAGCAACTGATTGAAGAGCAGTAGCCATTTCTCCACCTGTTACAGCGAAAGTAGCTGGTCCTCTTCTACCTCTTGTAGCAATTAAGTTACTTGCAGCAAGAATCTTAGTATAGATTCTTCTCTGTAAAGTACCTTGTACATTACCACCACCAAGAACGTTAGTCTGGTTTGCAGGAAGTCCTGCAGCATTTTGGTTAACGTTTGTAGTGTTGTTAGGTCCTAATGCAATTGCAGTAGCAACAGCACCTGCTTGGTCAAATTGTTGAGATAACTGTGTACCGTTTACAGCCGCAACTTGTGCGTTGTTAGTTACACCGTTTCTAAAGATTCTGTCCAAGATGTACTTGTTGATTGACTGAGTCAATTCGTTTACTAATACAGCTTCTACTTGAGCTACTGCATCGATACCGAATTGCTTAAGGTCTTGTACTTGCTCTCTAGTTACAGCAGCAGCAACTTGGAAAGTTTCAGCAGCTATAGACTTGTTGAATAAGCTAAGTCCCATGATGTTATCAACAGTTGATTCACCTACACCTCTTTGGTAAGGATCTAAACCGTTAATATTCTCAGTTGCAAAAGCAGGTCCACCAGTTGCAGGGTCATTAGATGGTTGGAAAGCGTTACCAGAGAAACCAGAAATATGATCCTCTAATGCTTTAACTAATCCTAAGCTAGTAGGGTTAGTGAAAGTACCAGCAACGTTACCAGCAGCTAATACAACACCAAGTGCAGTACCAGCAACTAAACCGTGATAGTTACCACCAGCTACAATTGAATTATAAATAGTTGCAGCAGCAGTCTCAGCACCTTGTGCGAAGTTAAATCCACTGTTTACACCATTTGCATCAAGTACAGTTGTGTTAGCTCTTACTCTGAAGATATTTAAACCGTCAATTCTTGAAGTTCCAACGAAAGTTAATTCGTAAGATCCACCAGAAGTACCAGTTGCAATATTAGCAGCAGTATCTACATAAATTAGATCGTTTACTGTAAAAGCAAAACCAGCGCCAGGAGTACATCCTACTTTGATCATTAATGGAGAAGCTACAGTATCTAGGGCGCCGTTAATAGGAGCTCCTGATCCTCTACCTCCACCGTATACAAAGTCTAGGTAAGTTAAAACTCCCATTGGGCCTTGCATTGGTACTACAGGTACTAAGTCTAAACCTACAGTCTGAGCAGCTACTTGCATTGCAAGTGGTAGCAAAGAAAAAGGTCTGTCACCAGATCCAGCAGCTTGTGCTGGGAAAGCATTCATTGATCCAGGGTTTCCTGGCAATGTTACGTTCCCCATACTTTGAACATTCATGTTCGGGTTAAGGTGTACAGTATTGTAAACACTCTCATTAAGGTTGTGGTAGTGGCAATATTTAGACATCCAAGCCAATTTAGACTTTTCAGTTATACCAGTACTTTCCTCAATAACAGGTCCCCAAGTCTTTTGAACCTCAGCCTCGTTAATTAATTGATTTGCGTACATTTTAAAAAATTATTTTTCGCATTTTGTGGAATACTATTAATATTCCGTTTCTAATCGCCTGAGTCCTTTTCTTCTTGACTATTCGATTATATTGTTTAGATTAAATGATTATCTATTTAATCTGAATTTCATTTTTTCGATTAAATCTGCTGAATAGCTTTCATTTAATAATGGCTCAGATTTTGTTTGAGCAGCTTCAGCAGCAGTTTTACTTTCGTTTAGTGTTTCTAAATTCATTTGAGTATCTCTAAGATCTCTTGTTTGCCAAAAGTTATTAATAGCATAAGGAGTACTTAAAGAGTGGAATTTAGATTCAGCAATAATTTGTTCTTTTCTATTTTCGGAAAGAGAATTCCATTTATCAGAATACTTTGATGGCATATCATCAATAAAGTTAATTGCCTTTCTTTCTACTATAAAACATGATTCCCAAACATTTTCAGCTTGTACAGTTGACATAATAGAATCTTTATTCATTGATTCAACTATTAATCCTTGCTTATCTTCAGATAAAGAATCAAATTCATTCTTTTTAGATTCTGATAAGAAATTCATAAAGTGCATTTCAGAAACATTTTTAGCTTCAGCCTTAGAAATTAAACTTTCTAATTTTTCACTAATAGTATCTTTATAAGATTTCTTTTCTTCTTTAATTTCAACTGATTCATTAATAGCTTCTTCAATTACTGGATCAGATGATTCTTCATTAATTGATTCAGTAGCTACAGCTGCTACATTTTCTGCAATGTATTCAGAATATTTAATACTCTTATCTACATTTTCTCCAAGGTATTCAGAATAAGCAATATTTTGATCAACCTTTTCAGCAACATATTCAGAATACTTAATTCCTTTATCTAAGCTTTCACCTAAATAATTAGAATATGCAATTCCTTTATCTGCTTGTTCAGCAACATGCTCAGTATATTGAATAGAACTGTCTAGTTCTTCTCCTAAGTAAGAAGCATAATTTTTAATTTTGTCGATGTTCTCTGCTAAGTAGTCAGAGTGAGATATGCTCTTGTCAAGATTTTCGGATAAGTATTCAGTATAATCAGTAACCTGATTTACTTTCTCTGCAATATGCTCAGTATATTTAACTAGCTTTTCAATTAACTCATCGTTATTAGAATTTGCAGATTCCTTAACACTGTCTAATGTATTCTTTACATATTCAGTGTACTTATTAAAATCGTCAACAGTTACAAATTTGTCTGATGTATTTTCCATTGTTAGATCTGTTTTATTTGTTTTATTTATTTCATCTTCAGTTTCTGACATTTCATAAATGTATAAACCTTCAGTATCTCCAAAACCATAAGATTCGTTTACTTTTGATAATTCAGCATTTTCAAATCCAGGATCTGCAACTAAATCATAAGTGAAGAATTTTTTAATTTTAACTTTACCGGCTTCATCAACTGTTCCAGCTGCTCTGCTTGAAATATGTAATGGAATACCATCTTCTATTAATGCTTGAGCTTCTTTACCTTTTGAAGTATTTAATAATCTTATTCTTCCTAGAACCTGTTTTTTATCTTTATCATAATCTAAATCTTCGATTACATGAGATACATTTGATAGGCTAATATCAAAATCTTTTGGGTGGTCAAGTTCACCTAACAATTTGTTAGTTTTAACTTTTTCCTTTAATTCATTGATATGAGGAAGTACTTCAGCTTCTTCATAAATTCTATTATTTTTATTCTTTACTCCAATCTCAGTAAATACACCTTCAAGGACAACAGAGCCATCGGCATCCTTTGTCATACTTAAATTAGACTTAGATCTTTCTAGAATTAAAAGTTTCTTATTTGACATCTTTCTAGTTTATTTGATTTATATATTATAACTCTTGATAGTTTTTAGATTCCAGCTAATGGGTCTTCATCCATACCATCAGATTTCTTCTCAGGCTTAAAATCTTTAGGATTAGCACCTAATAAGATCTTTTCAATATCTTCTTCTTTATATCCGTCTGCCTCTAACTCAGTACGCTCCTTAGCTCGAGCATTGGCTTTAATATCATCACGTGTAAATCCACCATATCTCTTAATTAAGAATCCTAAATCAAAATATGGTATTTCTTCCATATCAGCAGTCATTGTACTTAATTGTGTTTTCATATTACCTATAAAATCAACACGCTTAGTCTGAAGTTCCATTTCTTTCATTTCTTCAAATACATTATCCTTCATAAAGTTTAATCCTAAACCTGCTTTAAATGCAATATCATTTTTTAATTCTGGGTGATTAAGACACATTTGAAGATATACAGGTTTAACTAATATTTCTTGAAATATAGATCTTAACCTTGATATAAATCTACCAAATTTAATTTCATCTCTTAACATACCACTTGCTTCCATATCATAAGTATTACCACCTTCTCTATCAAACCTAGAGAATGGTATCTTAGAAGCTAATTGTAATTTATCAGAGAAGTATTTTAATGATTCAGTATCACCAAGATCAGGACCGTCACCACCTATCGTTTGAATTTCTGGTGCTTCACCATCTTTAGAAGGTAGCCAATATTCTTTGTTGAATGGCATCATTGGTTTACCATTAGTTTGAATTTCACCACTCTCAAAGTTAAAGTCTACAACCTCACGATATGAATTCATTAATGTTGCTAGAGATTGCTTTGCTCTTGTTTTAGATTTACCACCAACAGGTATTGTAAATTGTGTTTTA